AAGAACTTAAAGTAAAAAAATAAATACTTTTTTACTTTGTCGTACTGGAGGACATAAAACACCTGGATATGACATAGTCAAACAGGACTTAAAACAGGAGGATAAGATGAAAAAATTTAAACTTAATATTCAACTATTCGCAGAACCAGGAGAAGTAAAAACATTTACTCAAGAAGAAGTCGATAAAATGATAGAAACTAGACTTAAAAGAGAAAATGAAAAATTTGAAAAAGCTAAAAAAGAACTTGAAAGACAGCATAATGAATCTATTGAAGATTATGAAGAAAGAATCAAAAATGCTAATCTTACTGCAGAAGAAAAGCATAAAAAAGAACTTGAAAAGATTCAAAAAGATTTAGATGCAAAGAATGCTGAACTTTCCAAAATAAAGACAGATGAAATAAAAAGAGCTACATTAACAAAGTATAAAATGCCAGATAAATTTTTAGATAGAATTTCTGGAGCTAATGAAGAAGAAATAGAAGCATCTGTTAAAGGTTTTGCAGAAACAATGGGAGAATATGTAAAATCTCTTGGAGCTAGTGGAGTACCAGGGGCGATGAATGGTGGTAGTAATGGCGGAGCTGATAAAAAGGTTCAATTAGAAGATTTAAGAAAAAAAGCTTTTGAAAGTGGTTCTGATATAGACAGAGCTAATTATGTAAGAGCAAAACAAGAATTAGAAAACTCAGGAGGTAATGAATAATGACAGGAAAAATAGACAAACAATTAAACTCAACAAATCAAGCGATATCAAATGATATTTTAGATGAATTACAATTAGTAAATCCTAATAATTCACCTATCATATCTCATGTTTTAAGAGGTGGAAGAGTAAGTGAAACAACATCTACAACAATAGAATGGATAGATCACTATGAGAGAAAAACAACATCTAGTTTAAAAGTTGCATTGAATGCTGGAGTAACTGAAATTCAAGTGGTAGATGAAGATATTTTAGTTCAAGATGCTTTGTTATCAATTGGAGATGAAATTGTAAAAATAACAAAAGTAAAAACAGATAATAAAGCAGATGTTACAAGAGGCTATGCAGGAACAACTTCTACTGCTGGAAATATAGCAGCAAATACAATAGTTCAAAGTTTAGGTATCGAGATGGAAGAAGGTGGAGAACTTAAAAAGTCTTCTGTTAGATTACCTGTTCACATCATAAATAACACAGGAATCATATATGAAGAATATGAAGTAACTGAAACTGCTAAACATTTAAACCCACAAGGACAAAGTGGCCTTTCTGTAAGAGAATTAGAATCTCAAAAGAAAAAAGATGAGATGTTAGGAATTATGGAAAACAAACTGTTGAATGGAGTTAAGTATGTAAATGGTAAATTAAGAATTTCTGGTGGTATTAAATCTTTAATTAAAGAACATGGAATAGTTTTAGATGCTGGAAATCAACCTTTCTCAGTTGATTTATTGACAACAGCAGTAAAAGCAATAGTTAATAAAGGAAATCCAGGAGCAGCAGATTTAAAAGCTGGTAAATACTTTGTATGTGTACCTTGGGATATAGCTATTCAAATTAATAAATTGAATAAAGATATAGTTAGAGCAGATGTAAAAGAAAAAGTAACAGGAACTGTAATTACAGAAATAGTTACAAATGCAGGAGTCGTATCTGTGTTCCCTGCTCCATCTTTAGCTGCTAACGAATTCTTATTAATTAATTTAAATGAAGTTAGTTTAAAGCAATTATATCCAATAAAAGAAGAAGTAGGAGCTAAAACTAATTTATCTGATAATTATTTCTTACATGGAGAATATGCACATCAAATAACTAAATTACCATTCCAAGTGCATGTTAAAAATGTAAAAATATCTTAGGAGGTAGTAATGGCAAAAGATACTAAAAAAGAAAATGGAGTAGTGGAAGAAATAGCTACTACTGAAATAGCAAAAGAAATAACTTTTGAATCTAGCTATAAAAACTTAATTATAGTGGGAACTTCTATTCAATTCAAAGATGGAGTTTACTCTACATCTGATGAAAATGAAATAGAACTTTTAAGAAATAATAACCTTGTGACTGAGGCAGGAGAATAAAACTCCTGCTTTTTTCATATTAGGAGGTTAGACATGGAAGAAATTTACAACAAAATAATTGAAAAAGTGAAAGAATTAACAACTATTAGCAACGAGGCTATTTTAAAAATTCGAGTAACAGTTTTAGTTAGAAAAGCTTTAAATTTTATGAATAGAGATGATTTTCCAGAAGAATTAATAGAACCAGTTGCGGAGCATTTGGCATTAAAAACTATTGAAGAAACAAACTTACAAGGCAATATTTCTAAAGTAACTGAAGGAGATACAACTATAGAATACAACACATCTAATAATACAACTGATGAAATGTTCTTATCTTTAAAGAGTCAATTATTTAGATTTAGAAAGGTTGGTACAGTATGAGTATTTTAGATAAGTTGCATACTGATAAAGTTACAGTTATTAGATCTGTTGTAGTTGTAGATGAATACGGAGGAGCTTTTGAAGAATTAAGAGAAATATTAAAAGATATCCCTTGTAGACTTTCACAGAAATGGTTAAAAAGTGTAACTCCAGGAATGATTAATAGTAGTGCTCAAGAATATAAACTCTTTGTAGGTTTGAATGTAGATATAAAACAAAATGACTTACTTAAAGTTATAAGGAAGGCTGATGGAGCTGTTTATATGTTCAAGGCATCAAAACCTTTGGCTTACAACATCATAAAACACAAGGAAATAGCCTTGACAGAAGTATCTGAAAATGAGGTAGATTATGGAGCTTAAAGGATTTAAAGAGTTCGATAAGATTCTTATAGAAATAAAAGAAAAAGCTCCAGAAACCACTAAAAAATTTTTGATGTTACAAGCTGAGGATTTGAAAAAAGATGCTAAAGAATTAACACCTGTTGACACTGGAACTTTAAAAAATGCTTGGCAAAGAGAAAATGGAAAAAGATTAACTGGAAATACGTTTTCTCAAATAGTATTTAATATGACTAATTATGCTAATCATGTTGAGTATGGTCATAGAGTTGGAAGGAATAAAACAAAATTCGTAAAAGGTAAATTTATGCTTAGAAAAGCATTAAATATAAGGCAAACAAAATTCTATAAAGATTTAAAAAATTTTTATGGAGGATTGATAAAAAAATGAAATGGATAGATATAAGAAATGCATTAAATGAGATTATTTCTGAAAAATTAAAAATAAACCCATACAGTGAGGATATAGATAATGTCAAAAAACCTTGTTTTTATATTGACTTAGTTAGCTATAAAAAAGAATTTAACTCTGAATATAGAGAATTAAAGACAATAGATGTTGATATTATTTATTATCCAAAAACTAATGGAAAGCTAACTAATGCTGAGATATTAGAGAATTTAGAAAACTTAGATGATGCATTTGAAACAGAAGGGAAAAAGGTTTTACATGTACTGGATAGATATCTAACTTTAAGAAATACAGATATAAACATTGTAGATAGAGTTGGGCATTATGTATTTACATTGAGTTTATATGACTTATACGGAAAACCTTATGATTATGAGTTAATGCAAGACTTAAAATTAAGATTTAAAGAAGGAGGTAGCAATTAATGGGAAATGAAGTGGGACAAATAAAAGCAAGTCCAAACATTAATATAGAGTTTAGAACTCTTGCAACAACTGCTATACAAAGAAGTGAAAGAGGCATAGTTTGCTTAATATTAAAAGATACTAAGAAAACTACAAAATGGAATACTCTAAAAACTATAGCAGATTTAAAAGAGAAAGAATGGGATGTTAAAAATGCCAAGTACATTAAATTAGCAATGCACTATGGGGCTAAGAAAATATTAATTAGAGTATTGCAAACAGGAGAAAATATAGATGATGTTCTAGGTGAATTTAAAGAAAGAAAAATGCATTGGCTAGCGTATCCTGGAGCAGAACAAGCAGATGATCAAAAACTTGTAACTTGGACTAAGCAAGTATTTGGAAATGATGGAGCAATAGGAAAGACTGTTAAGTATGTGTCAAGCTTTGCTAATAATACAGACCATGTTGCAATAGTGGAGGTAGGAAATACTGGAACTTATAAATCTATTTATGGAGATTTTACAGCTCAAGAATATACATCTGCAATAGCTGGGCTTATAGCTGGAATGCCTATTAATCGTTCTGCAGATAACTTTGTAATGAGTGATTTAAAAGAAGTAGATTACTTTGAGCCTAAACTTGGTAAATTCTCTCTATACAATGATGATGAAAAAGTTAGGGTTAATTATGGTGTTAACTCAAAAACTACTTTTGATAGCACTTGGAAGAAAGACACAAGAAAAATCAAAATAGTTGAGGGGATGTGCTTTATAACTGATGATATAAGAGATACATTTAAAAATTATTGGTTAGGAATTTACATAAATGACTACAATAACAAAATGAATTTCTGCTCTAATGTTACTAAGGTTTATTTTAAAGAAATGGCTCCAAATGTATTAAGTGGAGACTATGACAATAAAATTGAAATAGACTTAGAAGCACAAAAGAGATTAATTGTTTTAGATGGAAAAGATCCAGAAGAAATGACAGAAATGGAAATCTTAAAATATCCTTCTGGAGATGATGTATTTTTAACTGGTGATGTTAGATTTGCAGATACTATGGCAAATCTTAGCTTAGTTATAAAGATGTGATAGGAGGTAAAAATGGCAGATACAAATATAAGAGGCTACCATACCATTGCTGGTGCTCACGGTACTCTTTGGATAGATAATGAAAAAATAGCAGAGTTTACAAAAGTAAATGCAAAAGTAACAGCAGATAGAAAAGATGTACAACTAGGTTTATCTGTGGATAGTAAGATAGTGGCTCTAAAAGGTGAAGGTAGTGTTACTCTCGAAAAAGTATACTCAAGAGGTAAAAAGATACTTGAAAAATTAGTAAAAGGGAGAGATGTTAGAGTTAGAATAGTAACAAACCTATCTGATCCTGATACACCTAGAAAACAAGAAGAAAGAATTTCTCTTGATAATGTTTGGTTTAATTCAATAGATTTAATCAATATTGCTAAAGGGGAAGTTGTGGAAGAAGAATATCCATTCGGATTTACACCAGAAGATTTAGCTTATGAAAATGATATAAAATAGGAGGCTTAGATGTTAGTTACAGCTGAAATGCTACTTGAAAATAGTAAAAAAATAAATAGTGATAAAAGAGAAAAAGTAAAAATCTATATAAAAGAATTAGATGGAGATTTAGAATGTGAACTTCTAAATAAAGAAGATTATTTAGATCTAATTCTATCAAAAGAAAAGGATAAAGATCTAGAAGTAATCTATAATTCTTGTTCTATTTTTAGAGATGATGAGCTAATAGAAAAGCTAGGTTGTAAGAGTAATCCTGTTTCTGTTGTGAGCAAAGTTTTAAAAGACCCAACTATTTATAGACTAGCAGATTTAATCTTAGTAGTTTCTGGATATGGAGAAAAAGATTTAGTTAGTATTGTTGAAGAAACAAAAAACTAATAGAGAGCGACTGGAAATTAAGTACAGTCGCTCATTACTTAAATAGAGGACATAAATTAGAAGAACTTAGAAAACTCTCAGAAAAAGATTTATTCTATATGTATCTTTTAAAAGAAAAATGATATAATATAGCATATTAAATTCATTTTAGGAGGAGAGAGTTATGAAAAAGTATAAGTTTGAGTTTGATTACAAGTTTTTTGATTGTTTATTATTAGCAGGGCAATGTATGTTAGTTTCAATAGTATCTGTATTAGTTTTTTCATTTATAGCAGGGGCTACATTGGGGGTATTTTTAGGAGATATGTTTATAATTGAGATAATTATGTTTGTAGGATACGTATTTCCCTTTGTCTATTCAATAATAGCTATTGCAAGATACTTGCTAGAAGGAGTTACAATAAAAGAAATAGAATAAGAACTAAAAATAAAATAATTAAATTAAGAGCAGTTTAAAACTGCTCTTTTTTATTTGGAGGTGAAAATTTGGAACATGTACTAAGTGCTAGATTGGAACTTAAAGATAAATTTACAGCAGTTGTAAATAAAGCAGAAAAAGGACTTGCTGGGCTTTATCAGAAAGCCAAATCTATGAACTGGGAAAAAGTTAATAACGGTGTTAATAAATTTGGTGCTGTTGTTATAGGAGGTTTAGCTGGATTAGGTGCTATAGCTGGAAGTTCTTTAACTGCATTTGCAGATTTAGAAGACCAAGTTAGAAGAAATAAAGCTATTATGGGAGCAACAGCTGCTGAAGAAAATATGCTAATGACTCAAACGAGAGAATTAGGAAGAAGTACAAAATTTACTGCCCAGGAAGTAGCACAAGCCCAAATGTACCAAGCCATGGCTGGTATGAAAACTAATGAAGTACTAGAAATGACACCAAAACTTTTAAAGCTATCTATTGCATCTGGAGAAGATTTAGCTAGTACATCAGACCTTCTTACTGATAATATAAGTGCTTTTGGATTATCATTGCAAGATGCTGATAGATTTATGGATGTTATGGCCGCAACAGCTAATAATACTAATACAAGTATTGCACAGCTAGGAGAAGCTTATAAGTATGTTGCATCAACTTCAAGAAATTTTGAAAGCTTAGAAGAAACAAATATTATTCTAGGATTGTTGGCAGACAGTGGGCTTAAAGGTTCTATAGCAGGAAGAAACTTAGCATCAATTTATGCAAGACTTTCAAAAACAACTCCTGATATGGATAAAGCTTTGAAAAAAGCTGGGGTAACTCTTTATGATAACAATGGTAAGTTTAAAGGATTAAGAAAAATTTTAGAAGAATTAAAGCCTAAACTTGCTCAAATGAATGATGAACAAAGAAATTTATTTTTAACTACAATAGCAGGTTCTGAAGGTTTAAAAGTAATGAATAGTTTATTAGGAACTTCAAAAGAAGGGATAGAAAAAGCTGAGAATGCTATAAAAAATGCAACAGGTGCAACTGATAAAATGGCTAGTGAAATGGAAAATACAACAAAAAATAAACTAGCTCAATTTAGAAGTGCTGTTGATGACTTAAAGATTTCGATTGGAGAGGGTTTAGCACCAACTGCAACTGACTTCATAAATAAGTTTACTTCTAAAATGGCTGAATTAAATTCTAAAGGAACTTTTGATACTCAGAATGTTGAAACTTATTTTAATAGAATATTCTCTCTTACAGCTGAGGCTATTAAAGGATTTGCTGCATTAAAAGTAGCAGCTATGGCAGAGAACATTTTTCCTGGTGCTGGAAAATACGTAATAGGTGGTTATGCAGCATATAAAGCTGGTAGGTCTGTTGGAAATTGGATAGGAGATAAAGCAGGAAGAATAAAGAATAAATGGGAGTTAAGAAAAGAATATCAAAAAAAAGGTTATACTTGGGATGAAGCTAATGCACAAGCTGAAAAAGATTTAGAAACTATAGATTTAAGAAATAGTAAAACAGATAGCGACGATAAAATCATGTACATAAAAGTAAATATGCTAAAAGAAAAAATAAAAGAGAATAAAGGTTCAGGAAAAGGACTAGAGGAATTAATGAAGGAAACAGATGAAGACTTCAAAGAAAGAAGAAGACTTGCTAAATTATCACCTCAAGATTTAGCTAAAGAACAAGTTGTACAACAAAATAAAACTGTCGAGTCTTTAAATAAACCTATACCAATTGGAAAACCTTTACCTAAAAAGCCAATATCTGAATATGAAAAAGCTTTTGCAGATTTAGGCGTCAAAGCACCTATAGCATCAACTACTAATTTTTCTCCTCAAGTAAATGTTAATATGGGTGGAGTAACTATAAAAAATGAAGCAGATTTAGAAAAAACTGCAGAAATGTCTAAACAAAAAATAATGGCAGAATTAAAAAATTATGTACAAATAACAAATTAAAGGAGGATAAGTATGAAACCAACATTTATTTTATTGAAAAATTCTACAAATACTCCTTTTTTCTTTGTGGTTCCACCTTTGGATTTAAAGATAGAGAGTGAGCAAGACACACAGATTTTTAAAATAATTGATGTAGGAGAAAAGACTTTAGTTGGAAATAGAAAAGCTGAAAAAATTAGTTTTTCTACCTTTTTTCCAAATATTAAATCTCCTTTTTTTAGTTTTCTTTTATCTACAACTCCTGCAAATTGTGTTGAAACATTGACTAAATTAAAAAATGATAAAGAACCTTTAACCTTAATTGTTCCTGAATTCAACATATTTTTTAAATGCTATATCCAAAGTTTAAATTTTTCTATAGTTGAAAGAACTGGAGATATTGATGTAGAAATAAGTTTAATAGAAGTTACTAAAAATAAAACTTTGCTAGATGTAGCAAGAGGCTTATTGCAAAGGTGATTTTATGGAAAGAGTTAAAATATATGTTAATGGAAAAGAATATAAAAATATTTTTATTCAAGTAATTTGGAGTGGTGCAATTCACGGAACTGCTAGAAAGTTAGAAGTTGAGTATCTGGGAGATATCATAACTGAAATAGGAGATGAAATTGAATTTTCTTATGATGATGAAAAGTTATTTGTTGGAAAAGTATTTTTTCATTCAAGAAAAGGAGATACTGATGTTAAAACATTCTATGCTTATGACAATTCTATTTACTTAAATAAAAATAACTTTGTTAAAAACTTCTTTAGGAAAAAGCCTTCTGAAATTATAAAAGAAATATGTGGGGAACTTAATTTAAAAGTAGGTAAAATACCACAAGATGAAGTTACTTGTACATATCCAACTATTGATAGAAGTGGATATGAAATAATATTAAATGCTTACACTATTCAACATAGAAAAAATAAAAAGATTTATTCTATTGTAAGTAATGATAAAGCAATAGATATAGTTGAGCAAGGAACACATGCTGATGTTCTTTTAACAAGTGCTGATAACATTTCTACATCCTCTTATGAAGAAAGCATAGAGAATATGATAAATCAAATAGTTATCTATAAAGTAGAAAATGAGAAGCAACAAATACTTAATAAAGTAGAGAATGCAGAAGATAAAAAGAAATTTGGACTTTTTCAACAAGTTATGCAATATGAAAAAGATGTAGATAATATAACGAATGCTAAGGATATGCTAAAAAGTGTTGAAAAAAGTTCGAGATTACATTGCTTAGGAAATGTATTAATTCAAGCTGGATACAATATAGGAATACAAGAGCCTCATACTGGACTTGTTGGAGATTTTTTAGTTAAATCAGATACTCATATTTTTGAGGGAGAAACTCATTATTGTAATGTTGAGTTAGCTTTTGAAAATGTAATGGATAAAGCAGAATTTGAAAACAAAGAAAAAGTTAAAAAAAGTGATAAAACTAAAAAAAGTAAAAAAGCTAAAAAAGAGAAAAATAAAAAAGTAGATAAATTAGATCAACTGTTTCCAGAAGGGTGGGATAAGAAATGAGTGATTTAGGAATTATGATAAGTGAAATGATAGGACAAGCTACAAAAGGAACATCTATCATAAAAGCATCTGTTGAAACTCCACCACCAAATCTAACAATTAAATTTGATGGGCAAGTTATACCATCTGAGCAAATTTATTGCAGCAATTACTTATTACCTCACTATCATAGAGATTATATGATAGATGGAGTTATAGATGATATAAAAATAGACATATCTAACTATGACTATGATAACGATACTTCAGATACTATGGGACATAAAATTCCAAAATTGACAGGAAAAGGAAAATATCAAGGCAATGGAACATACAGATCTCACAAGGATATCTGGTTTGAAGATACACTTCAAAAAGGCGATGAAGTGCTAGTGCTTGTCATGGGAGTGCATTATGTGGTTGTAACAAAAATAGTAAAAATGCCAAGCAGTGCAATAGAGGGGGTGTAAAGTGGAAAAAGATTTTAATATTTTTTTAGAACAGACAGAAACAGAAGCTGAAGAAATGCCAACTTTTAAAGAGTATGCCATAGACTTTAAAACTGGAGAATATATCAAAGAAGAAAATGATATAAAAATTTTAGATAAAAATGAAGCTTTAAAAGTATGGATATTTAAAGCATTAAAAACTGAAAGATTCAGATATATGGATGTACATAGTGATGACTATGGAAGTGAGTTAGAAACTAACATTGGTACTATCTATCAAAAATCTGTAAAAGATGCTTTAATGATTAACCAAATTAGAGATACATTGTTAGTAAATCCATATATTTCAGAATGCTATAATTTTGAAATTTCTAATGAAGAAGAATATGTTCCACAGATAACCTTTAATGTTAAAACTGTGTATGGAGATCTAGAGATGGAGGTGTAAATGAAAGATAAAATAGAATTAAGAAATAATTTCTTAGATAATCTTAAAAACCCACTTTCAAAAATGGAAGGGACTTATAACTTTGATATTGCTGCAACATTTGGAATTACAGCAGAAGAAGTTTACAAAGAATTAGAGTTTTGGGAGAAACAAACATTCATAGATACAGCTACAGAAGATGAATACATTGATAAACATGCTCTAATGTTTGGAGTAAAAAGAAGAGTTGGAACTAAGGCAAAAGGTACTTTAAAAGTAACAGGGAAAGCAAATTCTATCATCGAAGAAAATACAATATTTCTAAACAGAGACGGGATAAAGTACAAATCTTTAAAAAAAGAATATCTAAGTACATCAGGAGTTGCTGAAATAGAAATAGAATGTTTATCTGAAGGAAAAATAGGTAATGCTGCGATAGGAGAAATTACAACTTTTGAAATTCAAAATAGCAATATTTATTCAGTTATAAATGAAAAAGAAATTATAAATGGATATGATAAAGAACCTAATTCTGTACTTGTAGCAAGAGCAAAAGAAAAGGCAACAAGACCTGCTCACAGTGGAAATATATATGATTATGAACAATGGGCTAAACAAGTTGATGGAGTTGGAAAAGTCTTAGTAAAACCTCTTTGGAATGGTAATGGGACAGTTAAAGTTTTGATTGCCAACTATAATAATGATATCGCAGATTCTAGCTTAATTCAAAAAGTTAGAGAAAGAATACAAAATGATGATGGTAGACCAGTTGGAGCTGATGTAACTGTTGATAGTTTTAAAGCTAAAACTATCAATATAGAGGTTAAAACTATCTTAAAATCTGGATATACTATATCTGATGTGAAGGAAAAAATTGAATCTTTATTAAAAGCTGTTATAAAAACTGGAAGTGCTACATTTGAAAAATCTAATAAAACAATATTATCTATTAATCGTTTAGAGAAATCTATATTAGAAATAGATGGAGTAAATGACAACTTTGTAAAAGTAAATAACTCTAATTCTAATATAGAAATTGCCGACGATGAAATTTTAGTAGTTGGGACAGTGATTATAAATGAGCAATAGATTAATTAAGAAAGTTTCAAAAATAGCTAGAAATAGTTTACAAGAAGATTTAATCAGAACACTAGATTTAATCTGTGAATATGCTAAAAATGATATACAAAAATACAAAGAGCTATTATTCATAGCTTTTTTTAATGAGCAACAAGTGGCTAACTATGAAAGATTTATGGAATTAGACTATAAAAATGGTTGGAGTTTACAGGATAGAAAAGACAGAATTATTTATACTTTATTATCAAAAAATATCTTTACACCTCATGTTTTAAAGGAACAAGCTAAGATATTCACAAATGGAGAAATTGAAGTTATTGAGAATTACAATGATTATTCTTTCATAATTAAGTTTACTTCTGTTGTTGGGATACCATCTAACTTAGATAACTTTAAAAACTTTATTCATATTAATAAACCTGCTCATTTAAATTTCAGTATTGAATTTAGATACAACACACACAATCAAGTGGCTTATTTAGTTCACAATAGCTTGAAAGCTAAAACTCATAAAGAAATTTATGACACAAGGCTTTATAATGATGCTGATGTTTCTGGAAAATACCACAAGCACAATGAGTTAAATTCTATGAAACATGTATCTTTAAAGACTATAAAAAACAGAAGTATTTATGATGAAAGGAGATAAATAAAATGGCAGAATATACTAAGCATTTGAGATTAATTAAACCTGGTGGAAATGATTATTATAACATAGATGATTTTAATCAAAACTCAGAGTTAATAGACAAGGAAACAGAAAAATTAAGTAATGCAGTTACTAAAATTCAAGAAGGAGCAACAAAGGATAAAAAAGGGATAGTGCAATTTGGAACAGAAGAAGGCAAGGCATTAGAAGGAATGATGTTGGCTAGATTAGCTGGATGCGTAGGCTATGGTGGAGATATACAAACAGCTGGAGTTAAGGATGTTAACTACATTTACTATGATAGAAACACAAGAAAAATGTACAAGTGTTTAAATCAAAATTCAGATGTGTCTGCAAATGTGGCTAATTTTATTCCATTAGATAATAACTCACTTTTAGATAGATTGGAAAAT